AGCCGGAGAGAACCGTGTACAACGTGCCCAAAGAGGAGCTGGTGTGGAAGGATGTCACCTCTCTTGAATGCATCAAGCTCAAAGGCTACTACACCTACGAACCAAACAGCAAACCAATGAAGCTACGATGCGGAGTACTCAAATGAACGACTTCACCATGACCTGCCAGTTCTGCGACAAGTCCTTCAAAATCACGGATCGCAACCGACGCAACTGGGTACAAGCTATCTGCGACACCTGCTTACTTGCCAAGCAACTGGACCCGCACGCCGTGTTCAGTGTCAGAATCCTACGAGAGGAGTAGACATGACAGACATACCAGAGGTACCAGTTGAAGGATGCGAGTGCGGCTGCAACGATACACCGGCTGAACGAGAGGCAAGAGCAGAAGCCTGCCGTGCTAATGCCGTCAAGGTTGACGCACTGGAAATGATACGTGCCCAGATCGCAGCTTACGAGGAAGCCGAGTCGCTAACCCCGGAGCAGCAGGAGTCGCTGGACAATGCACGCAACGTCCTGGCTACGGTCGAGGAACTAACCCGTCAAGGTCACGTCATCAACCTAACTTTGGGATAAGCATGAAGTTTGCAGAGAAGATACTCGCCAGCATTGGGGCATTATTTATGCCTCTTGCTGTTCTTGCTGTGGCAGCCTTTCAAGTTCTGCTGCTTGCTGCCATAGCCTACGCTGGTATCTTTATATTGGTATGGATCGTTGACCTACTGTTCATCTGGTAGTAGCAAAAGAGAAACCCCCGGCAGGAGAAGTGGCCGGGGGTTCTTGCTTTTCAGATACGCATTCCAAACTTGAACGCGTCGGCTCGATGCTTCTCACGAGCCTTGTTCATCTTATCTTCCATCTCGATTGCCTCAGGGTCGTTTCCCAAGACGTAGAGAAGTGTGAATACGGCAAGGACGCCGAGGATTGTAGCTAACATGGTCCCTCCTTCGGGATGTATCGGTATGGGTAGAACCGTAGATGCTAACAACCACCGGACAAGACACATACTCAAACATGAAGGATCCATTCACCCCACTCACCCGGTTCAAGGTAGCATGGTGGCGAACCGAGCAATGGATGCGTCGCCAGCACAGGTTGGTTTGGTATGTGCTCGGGATCATCATGGGGTGGCTCGTCTGTTCAGAGTATCAGGTCTACCTTACCACCGGTAGATGGACAATGTTCCCGTGGGAGTAGATAAGCCAAACCCCAGGGTGCGCCGTGTCCAAGAGTTGAGACGATCCAATGCAGCCACACCCATACCATCCAAGAAAGCCTATGACCGAGCCAAAGAAAAACAGCAGGTCAAATCGGACATAAAGGACAACCCCCGGTCATAACACTCTGCTTGTGCCAAGATGACCAGACCCCTAACGATACAGGGTATGACACATACAAATGAGGATGACGCCTCGGACAACATGAATCTCGACCAGTTCGAGAAAGCAACAACCTATCTTGATTCAGACTGGCTTGACCAAGCAGCATGCCAAGACATGGACCTTGACATGTTCTTCAACTATCAAGATCAGTCAGGTCCAAGTATCCAAGCTCTCAAAACTTGCCAGTCCTGCCCGGTCAGATGGCAATGTCTGCAAACCGTAGCAGAGTTTGAGTCCAACCTTGTGACCAACCCAGGCAAAGGTATGTACGCCGGTTTGATACCACGTCGTCGACTCGATCTATACAACACAGTCGCAGTCAAAAACTGGGAGACCGAATCTCTAAACATGCTCAACGCCATCATAAAGGAACGCACCGAAAGCGCACAACGTGAAGGCGAACTGGACAGGATGCTACGCCAACGAGCAGAGAATCTGGTCAAGCAACCTAACAAGCGCACCCAATACTGCAAGGCACACGCCTACCCAATCGTAGGACTACGGTCAGAAAATCGTGGACCACAAGGTAAAGTCAACGTCTACCTATGCTACTCACAAGAGACACCACATTACATGTACCGAGTCAACAACCAACTACTCAACAGAGAGGAATACGAGGAACTATGTGCTGCTCGATAGGTCACCCTTGTAACTGCACCAAGCAACAAGATGATGTCATCTGCCAAGAATGTCACATCGCCATACCAAACACAGGCGGCTGGGCTGGGCTGTGTAAGTCATGCGCTATGGATCGCCGGATAGCCGAGGGTCAAGATGCCTGACTACAAATGCACTGTCTGCAACCGAACTATGTACCTGATGGCAGACAAGAATGGACGAGTATTCTTCTGCCCTGACTGCACACGCAAACAACGACGTCAAGTAAAGCTGGTGCAAGCATGATCAGATGCAAACTCTGTGGCTTAGAACTTGTAGTAAAGGGTGGCGACAGAGCATACGCAATCGAAGAAGGTCGCATCGGTGGTTACGTCTGCCGGCTCGACATGGGAACAGTCATCTATCACAAACCGGAGGTAATCTACCATGAAACCAATCGATGAAAGCATAGCAACCGAGGCAGTCAAACTCGTATCAGCAGATAGGCAGAAAGCCTATGGGCACCCAGCAAAGAACTTTGAGGACATTGCCCGGCTCTGGTCGGTCATCTTGAACCACGAAGTAACAGCTGCCCAGGTAGGTCTCTGCATGGTACAGGTCAAGATTGCCCGTGAAATCCACGCCAAGAAAAGAGACAATGTAGTAGATGCCATCGGGTATCTACTTGGATACGACGCCACAAAGGAGGAAGAACATGCGAAGACTATTCGTATTGATAGCAACAGTAGCCTTGACGATCTCATTCGTGCAGCCAACGAAAGCCTATGACTTTCCTGTCAAGTGTTACTCACGTATGGACTACGGTGTGTTGTTCACTGGGTGTTCTGATGGATACTACGCACAGACAATACGTCAAGGTCACTGGAAGATCACAACATGGTACAACAAGAACATCCCGTTCTACCAAGTCACCTGTCGTGGTCTGAATACCAGAGACCTACGTCCCGTGCCAAGATGCAAAGGTCCGGAGATGAGAGCCTTCTAATGAGACTACTTGACCTATACTGCAAAGCAGGGGGAGCAGGTTACGGTTATCACTTGGCCGGTTTCGAGGTAGTTGGTGTCGACATTGCCAACATCAAACGCTACCCGTTTGAGTTCTTGAAACGAGATGCGTTGGAGGTGCTTGCCGACAAGGAGTTCCTGTCTTCTTTCGATGCAATACATGCTTCGCCACCCTGTCAGACGCACAGCGCTACGAAGCATCTTCGTAATGCACAAGGTAAGCAAACGAGTAAGGTAGACCTGATACCGCAGACACGTAAGGCGTTGCGAAAGACTGGTCTTCCTTACATCATTGAGAACGTACCTGGCGCCCCACTCATTGACCCTGTTGTACTATGCGGATCATCCTTTGGATTGGGCGTTCGCAGGCACAGGCTATTCGAAAGCAACATACCGCTAACAGGACTACCATGCGACCACAAAAAGCAAGGCAAACCAATCGGTGTGTACGGATCAATGAAAGACGAAATACCCAATGGTGGTCATACCGCCAAGTCCATCGAAGAAGCAAGAGAAGCTATGGGTATCGACTGGATGCTATGGGGTGATCTTGTTGAGGCAATACCGCCAGCATACACAAAACATCTTGGAGTGCAGTTGTACGACTACTTGGCTACCACTTCACCTTGTTCGCCCAATACGCCGCTGACATCGGACCCTTCTTGATGTTGGCGGCGTGTCTGGCTTTGAAGGAACGCTGACGTGCAGTGGGTTGCCGATCACCGGTCACACCCTGCTGACCAAAACGAATAGTCTTCACCTGGCTACCTTGCTTTGCTACTACCACATGTGATTTGGTTGGGTGGCTTGGTGTTCGCTTCGGCTTGTTGTATCCGGAGACACCAGCTCGCGCAAGCCGTGGGTCTTTCTTCATTACATACCAGCCGCAGGTTTGACTCGTGATTGCGTGAAGATGTTAGGTACGCTGATAGTTGGAGTGCCCGTTGTTTGCGGCGTCACTTGCTGCTGCGGGAAGTAGCTCTCTATACTGCGCTGTGTTTGTAATGGTTTAGC